CGCTTGATGCCCAACGGGGCGATCATCGTGATCATGACGCGGTGGAGCCTGCTGGACCTCACCGGGCGCTTGATCGACTACCAGACCAAAAATCCTGAAGCCGACCAGTGGGAGATCGTGGAGCTACCCGCCATACTGAATGGCGGCACAGAAAACGAGAAATCGCTCTGGCCTGAGCAGTGGCCGCTCGATCAACTCAAGGCCAAGAAGGCAAACCTAGACCCGCGCTTCTGGAACGCGCAGTACATGCAGCAGCCCACGGCAGATGCCTCTGCCATCATCGGGCGACACCTGTGGCGTGTGTGGCCACATGACGATCCTCCGTCCTGCGAGTATGTGATCCAGTCTTGGGACACGGCGTTCGAGACCAAGACCACCGCCGACTACAGCGCCTGCACCACATGGGGTGTCTGGTACAACGAGGAAGAGGGCAACGCGCCGCAGATCATCCTGCTCGATGCGTTCAAGGATCGGATGGCGTTCCCCGAGCTAAAGCAGGTTGCGCTCAAGCACTACAAGCAGTGGGAGCCCGATGCGTTTTTGGTGGAAAAGAAAGCCGCAGGCGCTCCGCTGATCTACGAGCTTCGCAACATGGGCATACCGGTGGCCGAGTTCACGCCCTCAAGAGGCAACGACAAGACGGTGCGGGTCAACGCTGTGGCGGACCTGTTTTCTTCAGGCAAGGTCTGGGCACCCGACACGCGCTGGGCGCGGGAGGTGGTCGAGGAAGTAGCGGCGTTCCCTGTAGGAGAGAACGATGACTATGTGGATACTATGACCCAAGCCCTCCTGCGTTTCCGCCAAGGCGGTTTCATCAGTCTGGAGTCTGATGAGCGGGAAGAACGGTTCTTTGCGCCGCGCAAGGCGGCGTATTACTAAGGATTCATGATGGCAACGAACATCGACAAGGCGCTGTACAGCGCCCCCACTGGGATCGAAGAACTCGCCCAAGAAGAAGCCCCCATTGAGATTGAGATCATCGACCCCGAGGAAGTCAACATTGGTGTCGATGGCATGGAGATCAGCCTGCGTCCGGGTGAAGAGGACGAAGAGGGTGGCGGCTTTGACGCCAACCTAGCCGAAGAGCTTCCTGAGTCGGTGCTGGCTACCATCGCTGCCGATCTGGCCGCTGACATCACGCAAGACACGGGCTCCCGCAAGGAGTGGGAGAAGGCTTACGTGGACGGCCTGAAGCTGCTGGGCCTGCAGATGGAGGAGCGCACGGAGCCGTGGAACGGCGCATGCGGCGTGTTCCACCCCATGATCACCGAGGCTGTGGTCAAGTTCCAGTCGGAGATGATCACCGAGACGTTCCCCGCAGCAGGGCCGGTCAAGACCAAAATCATCGGCAAGGACACGCCAGATGTGAAGGAGGCCGCCGTCCGGGTTGAGGACGACATGAACTACGAGCTCACGGAAGTGATGAAGGAGTTCCGTCCCGAGCACGAGCGCATGCTCTGGAGCCTGCCTGCCACGGGCAGCGCGTTCAAGAAGGTCTACTACGACCCCAACATTGGCCGCCAAGTCAGTATGTTTGTCCCGGCTGAGGACATCATCCTGCCCTACGGCACGACTGATCTCGATACTTGCTACCGCCTCACACACGTGATGCGCAAGACCAAGAACGACATCATCAAGCTGCAGGCTGCAGGGTTTTACCGCGACATCGAGTTGGGTGATCCCGACAAGAACAAGACTGACATCCAGCAGGCCAAGGACAAAGAGACGGGGTTCCGCGAGCTCAACGACGACAGGTTCGTCCTGTACGAGGTTCACGTAGACCTCAACATCAAGCAAGACAAGTACGGCGAAGGAGAAGACTCCGAGATTGCGCTGCCGTACGTCGTGACCATGATCAAGGGCACGAACGACGTTTTAGCGATAAGGAGAAATTGGAGTGAGGATGACCCCCTCAAGCTCAAGCGCCAGCACTTCGTGCACTACCAGTACGTCCCGGGCTTTGGGGCATATGGCTTCGGTCTGTTCCACCTGATCGGCGGCTTTGCCAAGAGCGCCACAAGCCTGATGCGTCAGCTTGTGGATGCGGGCACACTCTCTAACCTGCCCGGTGGTCTGAAGTCCCGAGGTTTGCGGATCAAGGGTGACGATACGCCCATCGCCCCGGGCGAGTTCCGTGATGTGGACCTGCCGTCAGGCTCCATCCGCGACAACATCCTGCCACTTCCTTATAAAGAGCCCAGTCAGACGCTAACCGCGCTGATGGACAGGATCGTCACGGAGGGCAAGCAGTTCGCGGCGTCTGCAGACCTCAAGATCTCGGATATGTCCTCGCAGGCTCCCGTGGGCACCACGCTGTCCAGGCGCGGATGCACTACAGCATGAAGCAGGAGTTCAAGCTCCTGAAGATTATCATCGCTGATTACACGCCGGAGGAGTACGACTACGAGCCGGTGGACGGGACAAAACGGGCCAAGAAGGGTGACTACGACATGGTCGATGTCATCCCGGTGAGCGACCCCAACGCTGCCACGATGGCACAAAAGATCGTCACTTATCAGGCAATCTTCCAGCTTGCTCAAGGAGCACCGCAGCTATACAACCTCCCTTTGCTCCACAGGCAGATGATTGAGGTTTTGGGCGTTAAAAACGCAGCCAAGCTTGTGCCCATCGAAGACGATATGGTGCCGGTGGACCCTGTTACCGAAAACCAGAATTTGTTGACGCAAAAGCCGGTCAAGGCGTTCATCGAGCAGAACCATCAGGCGCACATTCAAGTGCATATGGCCGCGATACAGAACCCCAAGATTCAGCAGATCATTCAGGGTAACCCGATGGCCCAGCAGATATTTGCTTCTGCTATGGCTCATATCAACGAACACGTTGCGATGGAGTACCGTCGTCAGGTTGAGGAAGCGATGGGTATGGTCTTGCCGGGTGAGGAGGCCAATAAAGAAGTGCCGCAAGAGATGGCAGATCAGATTGCTATCAAGGCCGCTCAGGCATCTCAGCAGTTGCTCCAGCGTGATCAGCAGGAGGCGCAGCAGGCAGCAGCCCAGCAGCAGATGCAGGACCCGGTTATCCAAATGCAGATGCAAGAACTCCAGTTGAAGATGAAGGACCTTGAACTCAAGGCTCAGAAACAAACGATGGATGCCGCTGCTAAAGCCGATCAACTTGAGATTGAGATGGCCCGTATCGCGGCGCAGAAAGAGATCGCAGCCATGCAGGTTGCTGCAAATACAGCCGCCCAGCGAGAAAAAGTTGCCAAAAACCTCGAATTGGAGGGGGCAAAACTAGGCGTTCAAATCGCCAAAGAACGGGCGCAGATGAACCGCCCACAACGTCAACCTGAGAGGAGCAAAACTTAATGACTGAAGCTATCCGAGCACTTTCGCTCGTGCAACAAGAGATTGACAAATACCGGCAGGAGCAAGTTGCCTTCCTTGCTGCCAGCCGTGCCGATACGTACGACGAGTACAAAAAAGTCTGCGGAGTAATCCGGGGTCTCAACTACGCAGATCATGTGATAAACGACCTCGTGCAAAGGATGACGAATGATTGATTTTGATGCGGCGGCAGTGGATTTATCGGGGATTCTCAATAAATCTGCGGAGCAAAAAGCCAAGCAGCTTCCTGACCCGAAGACATACCACCTGCTGTGTGTCGTGCCAGAGGCTATGGAAGAGTATGCGGACAGCGAGGTAGGTCTTATAAAAGACTCCAAGACCATGCACTACGAGGAGGTTCTGACCCCCGTACTGTTTGTGGTCAAGCTTGGACCAGACGCATACAAAGATCAAACCCGGTTCCCTAGTGGGCCGTCGTGCAAGGAGGGTGACTTTGTCATCGTCCGCCCCAATTCAGGCACCCGCCTGAAGATTCATGGCCGTGAATTCCGCATCATCAACGATGAGTCGGTAGAGGCCGTTGTGGAAGACCCGCGTGGAATTAGCCGCGCTGCATAAGGAGTAATCATGCCGCTACCCAAGTTTCAAGGTGAAGAGTTTGAATTTCCTGATGAAAAAGAAGAAAAAGCGAAATTCAAAGAGGACGAGAAAGACATAAAAATCGAGGTAGAAGACGATACTCCTCCAGAGGATCGTGGGCGTAAACCAGCGCCTCCTCCTGAAGAATTGACCGACGAGGAATTAAATTCTTACGACGAGAAGGTTCAGGCGCGATTTAAGAAATTTACGCGTGGATATCACGATGAACGCAGAGCCAAAGAGCAGGCCATGCGGGAAAAAGAAGCCGCAGAAGAATTTGCACGGAAAGTTTTTGAGCAAAATAAACGGCTTCAGGAACAGCTTTCTACAGGTAGCAAAGCGTATATCGAGACCTCAAAAGGTGCGGCGCAAGCTGAACTAGAGGCGGCTAAGGAGCGGTATCGTAAGGCATACGAAGCTGCGGATGCCGACGCGATTATTGCTGCTCAGGAGGCAATTGCCAAGGCTACAGTCAAGCTGGACAAGGCCGAAACCCTCAAACCCATTGAGGTTGAGGACGACAAAGATTTTCAACCGCCCAAGGCTGAAACTACCCCCAAAGTCAGCCCCCGGACCCGCAGATGGCTGGATGACAACAGCGATTGGTGGGGTAAAGACGAAGAAATGACGATGGCTGCGATGGGTATTGACAAGAAGTTGCAGCGGGAGTATGGTGCGGATTATGTTGGTACGGAAGAGTATTTCAAGACAATCGACCGCACCATGAAGAAAAGATTTCCTGAGTTCTTTGAATCTCAGAGCTATGAGGAAGATGACCCGCCTCCCAAAAAGAGGTCAGCCCCGGTACAGGAGGAAGATGATGAGCCTCCGCGCCGTGCTTCAAGACCGTCTGCGGTGGTAGCTCCGGCTTCCCGCAGTTCGTCGCCTAGTCGTATCAAGTTGAAGCAGTCTCAGGTTGCTCTAGCCCGCAAACTTGGGATTACTCCAGAAGAATACGCTAAACAGGTTGCTTTACTTAATAGAGGTGAATAATGGACCAGCAAGATCAAGTGGCGACTCAAGGTCGTCAAAACCGTCTCTCTCGTGCGATGGAGTCTCGTGCAGCTACTGCTCGCCCTCAGGCGTGGCGTGCCCCAGAAATCCTGCCGCAACCAGATGAGCGACCCGGTTGGAAGCACCGTTATATACGGATTAGTACTCTGGGAACTGCTGATCCTAGCAACATCTCTAGCAAGTTACGTGAAGGATATGAACCCTGCAAAGCAGAGGACTATCCTGAACTCATGATGCACGCCGCTACTGAGGGCCGCTTCAAAGGCGGTATCGAAGTTGGTGGTTTGTTGCTCTGTCGTATTCCTGAAGAGTTCTTGGACCAACGTATGAAACATTACGAGAACCAAAATAAGGCTCAGATTGATTCGGTAGACAACAGTTTCCTTCGTGAAAATGATCCTCGGATGCAGAAGTTCACTGAACGAAGTTCCAAGGTCACTTTCGGTTCTGGTTCTTAAATCTAGGAGTCTTTAATGGCTTATCCCACCATTGACAAGCCGTATGGCTTGAAGCCGATCAATCTGATCGGTGGTCAGGTGTTCGCCGGACAAACTCGCCAATATCAGATTGACCCTGCCGGGTTCGCTGGTAACATCTTTTATGGAGATGTGGTGAAGATTGTTTCGACGGGCTACATCGAAAAAGATACCGGTCAAGCGACGGCAACGCCGCTAGGTGTCTTCCAAGGCTGTTCTTACGTTAACGCGCAAGGACAAGTCATCTTTGCTCAGTACTACCCCACCGGGTACGCTGCGCCGACCGGCACCGTTATCACTGCATACGTGCAGGATGACCCGGACCTGCTGTTCAAGGCAGTTCTGGTGTCTGGTGCTACTGAAGATGGCAACGGCCTAACCCCGGCTTATCTGGGCCGCACTGTGATTGGCAGCAATGCCGAGCTGGTGCAGAATTCTGGTTTGACTTCGACTGGTGACAGCCGTATCGGTGTTTACACCGCTGCTGGCGCAACCACCACCGCGTCTCTCCCGATTCGCATCATTGATGTGGTTCCTGATACCGCCAACTCGTCTGGTAACTTTGTGGAAGTAATTTGCAAGTGGAACGCTCCTTACGTGGTCTCTGCGACTACTGAAGCTGGCGGCATTTACACCACCACTAGCACGGTTACCGGCGGGCATCAGTATCTCAACCCCGTTGGCGTCTAATAAGGAGTAACTCAAAATGGCTATTTCACGCGCACAACTGCTGAAAGAGTTGCTCCCCGGCCTGAACGCTTTGTTCGGCATGGAGTACGCTCGTTACGGCGAAGAGCACAAGGAAATCTAC